TCACAGGTCGTTGAACTTTGCCATCTCCCTCCTCTTCAGCTCGTCGACGATGGAGATGTAAGGTTTCATCGCCTCGTACTTAGAGTGTCCCGTCCAGCGCATGATGACCTCCGCGTTGATGCCGAGGCGCAGGGCTGTCACCACGAAGGTGCGTCGGGCGCAATGGCTGCTGAGCAGCTCCCATTTCTTGAATACCGTCTCCTCCCGTCTCGCCCCCTTGAACTTAACGCGCCGCACGGGAGTGTCAAGATGCAGCCGCCGCCCTAACGTTTTGAGGTGCGTGTTAGCCACCATGACGCAGGGCAGGCGGAAGATTAGAGAGTCCGACGCGCCACGCTGGTGTCTCCCCAGCACGGCTGCCGAATGGTCGTTCAGCTCTATGGTGAGGGCGGTGGAGGTCTTTTGCGTGACTACGCAGATGTGCCCGTCAGACACGTCCGACCATTTGAGCTTCTTGACATCGGAGAAGCGGAGTCCAGTGTAGCAGCAGAACACGAAAGCGTCACGGGTCTCGGAGAGAGGGAAGTTGTCCGACAGGTCTGCCGCCTCAAAGGCTTTAAGCTCCTCCACGGTCAGAAACACGAGGTTCTCGTATCGCTTGCCTCCCCTCAGATGGATGTCGGCGTTCAACGGGGCGTCGGAGAGGAGCTGCCCATTGGAGCGCATCGCGCGCAACAGCATTTTAAGGAGCGTGAGCTTGGTCTTTATGGTGTTGTTGCACAACCCCTGCTCAAGCAGGAAATCAGAGAAGCCGACCACCCAATCCTTGCTCACGTCCTCCACGGTCGCCTCGGGCGCGTAATTCTTCAGTGAGAACATCAGGGAGTGGAACGTTTTGCGCGTGCCGTCCGTCAACGAGTGGCGGGCGCACCTCTCCTCTATGAGCTTTTCAAGGATGGGGCGCAGCCCGTGTCTCGCCTGCTGCACGCTCGGCGCCCGCCCCATCGCCTCGTCGAACTCCTTGACGACTTCCGCAAGGGCTGGGGTGCGCTTCTCGATGAGCTCGTATCTGGTGAACACCTCCCGCAGGGTGTCCTCCGACAGCCGCATCTCACGCGACACGGCTGTCGCAGCCCTGGTGCGCCCGACGGGGCATCCGCCAGCGGCATCCCACTCCCTCGCCTCTATCTTGTTGCGCAGCGTCCACTCGTGCCGCCCTTGCCGGGGCATGGACAGGCGGAGCCTCACGTAACAGAGACCATCCGCCGTCCCTTTGCCTTGTATGGAGAACGCCACTCTTCTGGGTATCTCCATGCCGGTCACTCAATCACGATGGAAACGCCCTTGGTGCTGTTCAGTATGCTGTTCTGCATATTGATGTAGTCCCCTTTTCTCTCCACGCTGTACATGAGCCTCCTGTTCTGTATGCGCAAGTCGGTGTTCTCCTTGATAAGCCGGTCGAGCCGCACTCGCTCGCGGCGCAGGAACTCGTGCCGCTCCCTGTTCTCCCTTTCGATTGCGTCGACAAGGCGGGAGACCATCTTGTTGGTCGCGTCGATGCGCGCTTCCGAGCGTTCCAGCAGGTGGGCGAACGCGTACATGAGGTCGCAGCTTATCGTAATTCTCGCGCTGTTGCGCCATTTGCTCCTTTTATTCTTCTTCATATTATATAGATGTGATGTGTTGTTTTGGCATTAGTCGGCGATGAGCCGTGTCTATTTGTTGGACAGGGCGAGTTGGAGAAGCTCGGTCAGCTTGTTGACAAGATGGCAGTTCTGGCATGACGGAGTCGGTGCGCGCCTCTCGATTGACTGGGTGACGACGCTTCCCACGCTGTTGACGTTCCCTTGCCGCTGGATGTTGATGCTCGTGCCTGCCGTCCTCTTCATCTCCCCGTGACCGAAAAGCAGCCAGTCGGGGGAAATGTCGGGGAAGTTCTCCAGCGTGCCGTAGACTGTGACGAGGGACATCTTCTTCCCTTTCAGCTGCACGCTGAGGGAGTTCTGCTCAATTCCGATGAGTCCGGCGAGCGATGTCTGGTTCACCCCCTTTTCCGCCATCACGAGCTGCACCCTCTTCGCGATGCCCGAGGTGTCAAATTCTTTATTTAATCTTCCCATTTTCTTGCATCATTAATACGATTTTACTTAATTCGCGATAATTCATTTGATTGACAACTTGGACAAATGTAATTTTTTTGCTCATGGAAAACAATATACCAGACGAAAAAAGGATAGTGGACATGACCGCAGGGGAGCTGAGGCAGTTGTTCGCCGAGATTGGAGGCATCCCAAGAACACGCAGGGTACTAAGGGGTTATGCCGGAATGATGGAGGTGTTTCATTGCTCCCGGAGCAAGGCTCGCCAGATAAAAGACAGCGGCGTTATCGACTCCGCAATCACGCAAGAGGGGGTTGGCTGCTCCTTTCTGGTCGATGGCGATGAGGCTCTCCGTCTATATAAAAGATGGTATGGATGATTTTTTTTTGAAATAATCCAGCGTATATGTGATGGATTATCCAGAATATTGTTATATTTGCAGTGTTAAATAACTGATAAAATGAACTACGATAACAGAGCTATAATGAATGAGGCGTGGCGACTCATTCGTCAGAACGGCTACACCAAGAGCGAGGCGTTGAAAACCGCCTGGCTTATCGCCAAGACAAAGCGCGTGATGCGCACCGGTATTGCTTCGTTCGCGTACCTGAAGTTGGACGGGACGGTGCGCGAGGCGCACGGCACGCTGATGGCATCCGCGCTGCCCTCCACGGGCGGGATGAGGCGCGAGAACTCCACGCTCATGACATACTACGACACGGACAAAAGGTCGTGGCGCAGCTTTAAGAAGGCAAACATCTTAACTGTTGACATATGAATAACAAAACAAACCAAGCGGTGCAGACCGCCATGGCGTTCGAGACCGCGATGGGCGGGGCTCAACAGCCAGCTCCGCAACCGATGGCGGCGGCTCGCCCCGTCTCCCCGTTGAAGATGTTCAACAACTTCATCACGGGTCAAAGGACGCAAGACTACTTGACCAGAGTTCTGGGCTCCGAGAAGAACAGCTTCGTGAACAACATCGTTAGCCTCGTCAGCAACGCCCCGATGCTCCAAAGGTGCGAACCGAGCGGCGTGATGTACGCCGCCTTGAAAGCCACCGCGCTGAAACTTCCGCTCGACCCGAATTTGGGGTTCGCCTATGTCATTCCCTACGGCAACAAGGCGCAATTTCAGATGGGATGGCGCGGTTTCGTGCAGCTCGCGCTCCGTACCAACCTCTATCGCACAATCAACGTGCGGGATGTGAGGGCTGGCGAAATAGTGGATGAGGATTTCGCCAGCGGAGAGATGAGGTTCAAGGTACTTCCGCCGGCAGAGAGGCAGCAGACCCCGGTCGTAGGCTACCTCGCGTTCTTCGAGCTGACAAACGGCTTCCGCAAGATGAGCTATTGGACGGTCGAAGAGATTGCAACCCACGGGCAGAAGTTCTCCAAGACGTTCAACCAAGGAGGGTCGGTGTGGAAGACGGACTTTGACGCGATGGCGAAGAAAACGGTGCTTAAACTCCTCATCGGCAAGTTCGGCCCTATGAGCGTGGATATGCAGGCGGCTCTCCGTGACGACCAGAGCGTCGTGGACGCTTCGGGCGCAGAGAGCTACGCGGACAACGACGAGTCCATCGTGATGCCTGTCGAGGGCGATGACGTGGCCAAAGAGCAGACGGCGGACGATGCCGCCAAGGTTATGGAGGCTGCGCAGGTCACGGAGGCAAAGGCAGCCAACAACAACAACGAGAACAATTAAACATTCATCAATATGTCAGTAACAATCATTCGCCCAGCCACCCATGACGCGTGGCTTGAGCTCCGCAAAGGCGGCATCGGCTCATCCGAGGTGGGCTCCATTCTCGGTGTCAACCCCTACGAGACCCCCTACCAGTGTTGGCTGCGCAAGACGGGGCAAGTCCCTCCCAAAGAAGAGAACATGGCGATGCTCCTCGGACACCTCATGGAGGACGCTGTCGCGCAGCTCTACTCCAAGGCTACGGGCAACAAGGTTGACGAGACCACCGCTGGCGACTGGTGCGCCCGCTCCGACTTCAGAGAGTACACGACGGCTTCCCCCGACCGCATCTGCCTGACCCCCGATGGCGGCAAGGTGCTGTTAGAGTGCAAGACGACGCAGCTTGACGTCTCCGAGGACGATTACCCCAAGAGCTGGTTCTGCCAGGTTCAATACCTCCTCGCCTGCACCGAGATGGACGAGGGCGCTATCGCGTGGCTGAAGCGCGGGCGTGACTTTGGCACGAGGCGCATCGTCAAGGACAAGAGCTTCCAAGAGTTCATGTTCGACCGCCTTGACAGGTTCTGGGTTGACTGCATCAAGGGCGGCAAGGCTCCCGAGCCCGTGTCCGTGGACGACCTGACGATTATGCGCCCGCAGTCCGAGCCCAGCTCCAAAGCCGCCACGGATGACATTGTGAACGCCATCCTCGCCCTCAAGTCGAAGCGCGAGCTGCTCGCCTCCATGACGGACGAGTGCAAGCGGTTAGAGGACGAGATCAAGCTGTTCATGGGGGCGGCTGACACCTTGACGGTAGGGCTCGACCCGGTATGCACTTGGAAATTCTCCAAGGGGCGTGTCACGGTTGACTCCAAGGCTCTCAAAGAAGACCATCCCGACATCTACAAAGAGTATGCGCGCATAGGCGCGCCGTCAAGAACGTTCCGCCTTAAATGATAGACAAGATACATCAACTGGGTTGCGTCGAGGGGCTCTCCATGCTGGAGGCCCGCTCGGCATCCCTTATAATATGCGACCCGCCGTACTTCAAGGTGAAAGGCGAGTTCGACAAGGCGTGGGGGTGCGATTTCAACGCGTACCTGCGTGACGTGCGCAAATGGGCGGAGGCTTGCCGACGTGTGCTATCCGACACCGGCACGCTGATGTGGTACGGCTCCTACCGCAACATAGCGTACACGCAGGTCATCCTTGACGAGATGTTCCACCTTGTCAACTCCTGCGTCCTCGAAAAGGTGAACGGCATACAGCACACCATAGCCTCCGCCAAGAGCGCGCGCAACCTGTTCTGCAACGACGAGAGGCTCCTCATCTACGAGGCGGTGCCTGATGCCGCCCCTGACGGGACGAAAGACGCGTACAGGTTCGCCGTCGGAATGGCGCGGACGCAGGTCTTCATGCCCATCGTGGGCTACCTCCGGGGGCTGTTGCTGCGGAGCGGGAAAAAGGTGGCGGATGTCAACAAGGCTCTCGGCACGTGCATGGCGGCGCACTGGTTCACAGACCGCAGCCAATGGCAGATGCCCACGGAGGACGCATACGGCAAGCTGGCGGCGTTTCTCGGAGTGGGCGGCGTGCGCCAATACTCCGACCTGCGGGACGAGTACGAGAGGTTGAACGGCGAGTGGGCTCGCAGCTCGGAGAAGACCGGCGCAGCCCGGTTGCGCAGGTACTTCAAGATGCCTGAAGAGCGATGCTACGACGTGCTGCCGTTCTCCTCGCGCTCCGCCACGGACAGCGTCACGTTCGGGCACGCCACCCCGAAAGACCCTTGGCTGACGGAGCGTCTGATAAAGATGACGACGCGCCCCGGCGACCTCGTCGTCGTTCCTTTCGCCGGCAGCGGCACCGAGTGCCAGGCGGCGGCGGCTCTTGGCAGGAGGTTCGTGGGCTTCGACATCGAGGCGGAGTATGTCCAGACGTGCAACAGGAGGGTTCGGAACGTCCAATACAAGATGATTTAATAAAAAAGAGAAAATATGGAATTGACAATTCAACAAAAAAGAAGAGAGAGAAGACGCAAGGAGGTGGCTCGCATGTACATCGCGCTGCGTGACAACGAGGAGGCGAAATCCAACTTGATGATACTGCGCACGATAGAGGCGGAGCTTCCCGTATCGCTCAGCACAGCCAGAAGGTGGCTGGTCGAGGACGGCATCCTCAAGCCATTCGTCAACAAGAAATAGGTTCGGTATGGCAGGAGACAGGTTTGCAAAGGTCGGTCGGGACGGGCTGCGTGGGAATTCCGCCGAGTGGTGGCTCTTCAAGGAGCTTCGCTCCCGTGCGGCCGTCAAGGCGTGTGAAGAGATGGGCGTGCCTCTGTCCCGTGGGCAGCTGCTGGTTTCCACCAGAGAGCTGGGCGAGGTGATAGGCAAGAACCCAATGTTCGTACTCCGTCACCTGCGAAAATTGCGAGACACTGGCCTTCTCTGCATGACACAAGTGGCACTGCCGTTTCCTCCTCCTAAGAGCTTTGCAAGCAGAATGTTAGTGACCATTGCGATGCTTCCCGAGGAATGTGTTACAACGGGAGCTGTTGAGGGCGAGGGTGGTACGGAAGTGTTGCAGCAAAATGTTACAGCAAAGTGTTACAATAGGGCTTTGTCTAATAAACAGAAAGTCAATGATTTAGAAACGGAGCGAAAGCAGGAGTGTTACAGCAAAGTGTTACAGCAAAGTGATACAACAAGCTTTCGCGCGCGCACGACGTTATCTACGATAACTACTCTTTCTAAGGGATACACAAGTGTATCATCATCACCACTACTCCTCTTTTCGGCCTTGCAGGCCTCTGACGACGACGACGACGATGCGACGACGTCCTGCCTCCCTCGCCATGAGGGAAACCAGCCGAGGCGCGCTGCCCGAGGTCGGCTTATACGCCACGATACCCCAAAAATTAACTCAGAGGGCGAAAAAACGGCTTCGGAGGTCGAAATGGTACAAGTATTAGCACCGAGAGAAAATAAGCCCGAAATGACCCCTCAAAATGAAAAATCGAGAATTGAGGCCGCCGAGGCGGAGCTCCGGGGGCTCATGGCGAACGACAACGTCCGCTTCCAGCTCCACAGCAAGTCGGGCGTGGACGACGCCACCGCCGCCTCCCTCATACCGGAGTTCGCCGGGCAGCTGGTGCTTGAGGGCAAAGACGGAAACGAACACGGGATGAGGCTCGCCCTGCACTTCGGATACTGGCTTGCAAAAAAGAAAACCCATTTGGATAAACAACAAAAGTATGCAGACAAGAAACAACAAAGCGCCGAGGCTGATAGGCGAGACCTTGAGCTCCTGTATAACTTCATGCACAGTTAGCGAGGGTGCCGCCCCTCCAGCCGTCGTCGACATGACGAGAAAATGGCGAAACGTCGACGAGTTCAGCGAGACGTGGAGTCCGGCGAGGCTCAACGAGTGGGCTTTGACGATGGAGCAAAGATGCCTGCTCACCCGCAAGTCCCCAACCTTGGGAATGCTCGAGGCAGGCTACGGCATCAAAGCCGCCATGGCGTGGCTGGCGGCGCAGCTGATGAACTCCAACAAACTGCTCGGGCTGACCGTGGAGCGCAGGCTCGACGGCACGCAGTGCATGAACCTCGCGGCTGGGATAATCAAGGAACACCCCGGGCTGAAAGTCACCGAGCTGTGGGTGTTCCTCCGCAAATGGACGGCGGGCGGGTGCGGCAAGAAAGTGTTCGGGTCTGTTGACCCCACGGAGCTTGGCAGCGACCTCGGCAAGTTCATCGCTGACAGGCGGGAATTGGAGGTCAAGGCGATGCGGAGGGAGGCGACGGAGAACGCGGCCAGAAAGGCGGCTGAGCTGGACAGGCGGATAAAGGAGCTGTGCGACATGAGAGGCACGAAGGAGTGGTTTGAACTGCCAGAAGAGCGGAGGCGGAGCATCGAGGGTTTCCTCCGCCATTATGGAAAAATTTAGAACAAAATCTTAGAACATAGCGCGAATGGCAACAAAGAAGACGATAATCGGCATCGACCCGGACGTGGAGCGCAGCGGCGTGGCGCGGCTTGACATGGACGGAGGAAGCCCGTCGCTCTCGCTCTGGTCGATGGAGTTCGGCGAACTCGCCCGCTTCCTCCTGTCGCTCCGTGACGAGGCGGCGAAAGGCGGTTTCCCCGTGTCCGTGGTCGTGGAGGCTGGCTGGCTCAACCACGGCAACTGGCATCTGAGATGGAGCGACACGGGGCGGCTGGCTTGCGCCAAAGGATACCAGGTCGGGAGAAACCACGAGACGGGGCGCAAGATGGTCGAGCTGTGCAGGGGACTGGGCTTCCTCGTCATAGAGCAGCGACCGCTGCGCAAGATGTGGAGCGGCAAAGACAGGAAGATAACCGCCGCCGAACTCCGTGCCGTCACCGGGTACGGGCAGAGGAGCACGCAGGACGCAAGGGACGCCGCCCTCCTCGCATGGGTGCAGGCTGGGCTTCCCCTGAAAACCGCCGCCGCCTTGAAGTCAAATAATTGATGGACGCATCATATTTTTGGTCAAAATGTTTGGTATATTAGGTAAATCATCTAACTTTGTGTCGTAATCCATCAGATATACGATGGGGTATAATAATAGAGATATGGACATAAGGACAAGCTACTTTGCAACGCAGGCTATGGTGGACTCGGTATTACAGCTCACGGGCGATGCGAAAACCAGCTGGGTAATCGCGGCTGCGGGCCCGCAGTTCCGAGGCTCGTACGACGGCTCGAACTTCACGGTCGAGGTGCTCTCCGTGTACGAGTACAGAGAGGCGTGCGGTGAAGAGTTCCTTGTGAGGGTCAAGAACGAGTACGCCCCCAAGGACTTCTTCTTCTACGAGGTATTCGGGGACGACGGGCTGACGAGGACTCTCGACGAGAGCGGCTTCTTCCGCGCCTCCGAAGACGAGGTGAAACGGGTGCTCGACTACTTCCACGCCCGAAAAGAAAAAGGGGACGCAAAGGTCGTGCTGCTTGATTGCGGCGTCGAAGAGGTGCAGCGCATGAAGGCAGTCGTGGACATCTACTCGTCTTATTGCGTCCTTAATGTCGTCGAGAAGACAAGGCGCAGGTGGTTCCGATGTAAAGAGGCGACGCTGACCCACGATGGCGCGCATGACATTCTCACTGATTACGCCCGTGAAGTCTGGGACAAAGAGCAGGACTTCTTCCAGATGGGTTCAGAGTTCACAGAATAGGCGTAAGCCGCGGGGGCTGCGAAAAAAAACAAAAAGCGTAGGGACGCAGCCCCCTTTCAATCTCCAAAAAGTAAAAGACCATGAGCAAGCAGACAAGATTTAACCTCGCAGGCTCTCCCGAATGGACGTGCCTGTCAAGCCCGAAAGGCTGGACGATGACGCACCCCGTTGGGCTGAAAGCGTTCCTCGACTTTGAGGCTCTCACGCTCTCCATACGCCGGGGTTCTGACGGCAAGATGCTCCTCAACGAGCATGTCAACGACACCACCATCATTGACATCAACACGATGCTCAACAACGTCGCAAGGGACGAGAAATCGCTGAGGCAATGACAATCAAGTGCAACAGAGGGCGCAAGCTCCTCATGGTGAGGACTCCGCCCGTCAGCCGCCATCCAGCCCATGAGGCTGTCGAGCGTCTGTTCGAGGGGTTCAACTACACTGCCGTGACCCAAGAGACGCTGGCGGTGCTGGTAAGCCGGGCTAACGACATCGTGGCGGCGATATATGGGGGGTGGAATGAGGGACGCTCCAAGACGAAGAAGATGGACGTTCCAAGGGTTCAAGCCAGCTTCCCCCCCTACTCCGATGAGCGCGGGCTGTATGGTCAGGTCCGCGACTCCGAGGGGCATGTCTACGCCTCGCTCCTCAAAATAGGCTACGCCTCGGCGAGCGCAAATAACAATGAAGAAAATAACGGTTAAAACATTACTCCTATGACACTATTCGATTTAGTCGGCAAAACTGTACATGACAGTCAAGTAGACGAGAGCTACCGCGAAGTCGGTATGCACACGCTTGAAAAAATCGTCATCGACAAGGATAACATCCAGTTCCTGTGCGACGACGGCACAGAGTTCACCCTCGGCATCGACAAGCACAACGAGCTCCTCGCCAGTGAGGAGGACGAGTACAATCGCTTCAAGATTGAAATTATGAGCGACGAGACAATCATCGAGAACTTCATTAACCGACTTAGATGTTAGACGATTATGACATTCATCATACATTTCAAGGACGGACACAGGCAGCAGTACTCCAACCGCTACGACGAAAACGACGAGCATCAGCGTGATGCTGCGTGGGACGACGTGTACATGACGTTCCCCGACGCTGACTACATCGAAGAGTTCTAAAACAACGCCCACTCCTTAACCGGAGTGGGCATACCTAAAACACGGAGACAATGAAACGGCACGACAGAGACGGTGCGGCAACCTACGCCACCGCCGCCCCGATTTTTTAAAAAAAAATAATCAAAAATGGACAAAAGACAAAAGACAATGCGCGTACCCGTGCAACTGACATTCACCGCCACCACCATAGACGACGGGATAGTCGAGGTGTCGGTGGAGGAATGGGAGAACGTGGAGCGTAGAAGAAGCGGCTCTCGCGGCGGTCAACTACATCACCACGAACGACGGCTCGCTCATCATGACGGAGGGCGATTTCGCCCGAATGGTCGAGAGGTTGAAAGCGTCTAAATAACGGGGCAAAATAAACTTATTCGCCTTAAACAATGAAACTTATACCAGCAGCGAAGCCTGAGCTTTGGAAACAAGAGAAGGGCTTCATAGGAATGTGCGAGCACATCGCACGATGCGCAGCCATCTGCTACGACTCCAAGCCTAAGACGGGCGGTAAGGCTGTGGACTTTGTCAACCGCCTTATTAAGATGGGTCACGGCAGGGCTTTGCTATTGTGGTCATCGTTATTACGATATGACTCTTAATGGCGGAGGGTGGTCAATCGTCTCCAACCTTAGAACCCTCATCGAGAGCGGCTTCCAATTGAAGCAGGTAGGGGAATGGCTGGACAAGGTCGCCGCGGATGGCATAGAGGGAGAATGCGAGCCTCGCGTGACAATCCACTACCCAGCCATCAGCCGCGCCATAGCCGACGAGTTCCGCACCCACACAACGCTCTCCACCCTCATGCAGTCCACAAGATATGTCAACGTCGCCAAGGAGGGCGACATCGATTTCATCGAGCCTTCATGGTATAGCGAGATAGACGCAACGCCAAGAGAGAACTTCCGTAATGCTCTCGTTAATATGGAGTTTGAATACCTCGACGCTTTAGGCTTTGGACTGAAAAGGCAGGAGGCGCGAGACCTGTTGCCACTTTGCGTCAAGACGGAGATGGTTCAGTGCGGCTCTCTGACGGCATGGAGTAACCTTATCAAACTGAGGACAGCAAAGGACGCTCATCCCGACGCTCAATGGATGGCACAAGGAGTCCAAAAAATAATGACGAATAAACAATAACAGGAATGAAATTCATAAGCAAAGACACGGTGACAAAGGAGGCTCTCGGGGTCTCCCTGTACGCCATTCTCGGGGGGCAAGTGCCACTCCCGAAATGCCAAAGGGCAATTACCGAGCTTGTCGAAATCATTAAGACGTCGGTCGACGAGTACGGAATGATGGTGCGAGTCCGAGGCTTCGGAACTCTGGGACTTGTCAGAAAGAGAGCGAGAAAGGGGCGCAACATGAGGACGGGGCGCGCCATCGAAATCAAGGAGTATGACAAGCCGTTTTTCCGCGTCTCGAAAGAGTGGTGCGCCTCCGTCAAAGAGCGCACGCCGAAACGGGAGGAGAAGATGAACACTACTAATGACAATGCCAAATGAAACCAGCCAAAAGGAAGATAGAGAACCGGCGGGCGGTGTCGGAAGCCATCCGCAAGACGGAGATGGCGAAAAACGCCCTCCGACGCCTCGTCATGGGCGTGGAGCATCCCGACACCTACCTCAAATACGCCAACGCCCTCGGGGTGCTGCAATGCCTCCCCACAATCATCGACAACTACATCGCGGACTTCGAGAGCATCGGCAAGGACTCGCTCTTTGTCAACGAGAAGGCACTCGACAAGCAGCTGAGGGTCACCAACGCGGAGCTGGAGCGTCTGCTGCAACTCGTCTACAAGATGCAGCTCAACTCGTTCAGCACGTCGACGGGAGACAAGGAGACGGCGAAGCGGTGGTGCTGGGAGCAGTCCGACCTCGCAGGCGAGTTCTGCCGCCACATCAACTTTCTCTTCACATTCTGCTGCGACACGCAGGACAAGTGGCGAATTGAGGAGATAAACAACACGCTCGACCGCATCGCCACCAAGGACGCACTGGAGCAGAAGCACGACACGGTGAGGGAGCGCACGACGGAGCATCTGAAGAGTTTCGGGCTGAAGAGCATAGACGAGGCGAAAGAGCGTCTCAAAGGGCTTGAAGACGAGCTTAGTATGCTGAAGGAGGCGCAAAAGAAAGGGCTTGACGTGGTGTACTCGCCCACACCGCAATCTCCAAATCAGAACATTTAACCACTAATACGCAAAACGATAATGAGCAACTACCAAATCAGGATTGACCTCCTCAAACTAAAGAACGCAGGACTCGCCCGCGTCAAGGGCGGCAGCGGAGTCACCAAACAATGCCTCGTGATACCCATTGAGGACGCCCGCCTCTTCCTCGGCTCAAAGGGCTGCTACCTCGACCTCAACGCGTGGGAGGGGCGCGAGCCTGGGCAGTACGGGGACACCCACGGGCTGAAGCAGTCGCTCGCCAAAGCCACCCTCGACCAGATGACGGAGGAGGAGCGCAAGGCGATGCCTTTCCTCGGCAACATGAAGCCACGTGAGGCGCAACAGGCGCAACCGATGAACGTGACGGCGACAGCCTCGCTCGCTGACGGAGACCCTAACGAACTTCCATTTTAGCCATGTGTGAGAGAACGCGGAGGGCGGCAAGGCTGCGTGAAATCAAGGAGGAGCTTGCACGCCTCAGGCTTCCCGAGGATATGTTCGACCCGAAATACGACAGGGTGTGGGACAGGCGCATGGCGTTGCACGCAGAGATAGCCCGGGGCATGACGGAATACCGCATCGAGCGTAACGGGGCTGATGATGTCAAGGAGCTGCGGTACAGGATATTGGACAACGTAATAGCCAAGAGAAAGTAATGAAAATCAGATTTAGGAAACTGACTCCGAACGCCGCCACCCCGAAACGCGGCAGCAGTGGAGCGGCAGCCTACGACCTCACGGCGGCGAGCGTGGAGCATGAGATAGTCAACGGCATGGTGGTCTTCACCGTCCACACGGGCTTAGCCGTCGAGATACCCGAGGGGTATTACGGAGACGTGCGCCCCCGCTCGTCGGTCTACAAGACCGCCTGCGCCCTCTCCAACGGGTGCGGGGTGATAGACAGCGACTACCGGGGCGAGATAAAGGGAAAGTTCTACCTCGTCGGCAGCGACGGGGGTGCGATGTACGAGGCTGGCGAGCGTTGCCTGCAACTCATCATCTCACCGACAATGGAGGTCGAGTGGGAGGAGGCTGAGACGCTCACGGAGACTGCAAGAGGGGCGGGAGGCTACGGCAGCACCGGCAACTAATCAAATTCACAATTACGGAGGGGGCGTTCCCTCCTCCTCACTTAAAACCTATGATTGAATGATTACCAACCAGATTATGAGAAGGCAGCTCGGCACGATTGACGTGCAGCAGCGCACCAAGGACGGAATGTTCAACGCCACAGCGTTTCTCATGCAGTGGAATGCCAGCACGGGAGAGGACAAACGCATTGACCATTTCCTTGCCAACGGCAACACGCAAGAGTTCATCCTTGCCCTTGTGGAGGACATCGAGAACGAGAAAGCGGCGAAAAGCCGACAAAACAGCGAATTGCAACTTGCTGAAAATCAACAACTCTCAAATACCCGAAATTCCGGGTATTTGGATATAATTGAAAACCAAGAACTTACAAACACCCCGAAAAAGGGGGATTTGAGAACTCCTAAGACCGTCATGGTGACCGTGAGAGGCAACAACGGCGGCACGTGGATGCACCCGCTCCTCTTCATCAAGTTCGCCATGTGGCTTAACCCGCGCTTCGAGGTGCAGGTCTTGAAGTTCGTTCAGGACAAGATGCTCCAATACCGCAACGACGCAGGCGAGGCTTACAAGGAGCTCTCAGCCGCCATCGGGCGCATCGTCGAGAAGGAGCGTATGCACGAAGTGATGTCGACGGTCGGCAAGGGCATCAACTACATACTTTGGAACAGGCATGAGGACGGCGAGCGAAACAACCATGCCGAGGAGAGCGAGATGCGCCGCCTCTTCGACTACGAGCGTCACGTCGCAGCCCTGATAAACGACGAGTTCATCACGGACGCTGACCAGCTCATGACGTACCTGCGCAGGCAATGGAACAAGAAGTGGAATCCGATAAAGGCGTTGGCATGACGGACACACGGCAGCGGGCGGAGCGTCTCGCCCTGCAACTCACGGACAGCCTCATCGACACCATAGAGCGCACGGAGGACGAGCTGGACGCATTGAGAGACACGGTGCGCAACTACCGAGAAATCCTCGGCAGTTCGCAAGCCTCTCTCATGGAGGCGGAGATAGCCGTCTTGACGGCACTCGTAGACCTCCGCATGTGCCGCTTCAGGGAGCTGGGGGAGAGCATGAAACGCAGTCAGTAACCAAGGAAACACAATTATTTATTATGGCAACAAACGAAATCAACCCCAGCCACTACGGGGCGGGGAGCAAACACGAGTGCATCGACGTGATGATGCAGCAGTTCGGCAGGGCGGAAGTACTCTCGTTCTGCAAACTCAACGCATTCAAATACATATACCGGATGGGGCGCAAAGGAAACCCGATGACCGACGCGAGAAAGGCGGCATGGTATCTCGACCGCTTCTGCAAGTTCTTCGCGGACGAGGGCGAGGACAGGAAGATGCTCAGTGACATCGTAGCGAGCGTCAACGACGGGAGAAAGGAGGGCGAGGCATGATGGCGGAGGCATTCACGTACGCCATCATAGGCGTACTCGCATTGGCTGCGACGCTGGTCAGCCTCTCCTATTGCGTCTACCAAGTAGCCAAGGAGAAGAGCAGGGTGGGCGTGATGCGCTCCAAGCTGCACGACATGGGCGAGAAAGTCAGCGGCATCGAGGCGGAGGTCGGCAGACTCAACCAGAGGGTCACGCCCATTGCGGAGACGCTTGACGGCATGCAAGTCAGGAGGTTCGGAGACATATCGTCCATCCCGTTTCTGAAGCTGCGCCACGGCACGACCGGCATGGCGAAGCTCCACAACAACAGCGGCAGGCTCGTCGCCAGCCTCTCGGAGGCGTTCCTCTTCAGCGCGATGGGCATCAAGCATGAGGACTTCGGCAAATACGACGTCGAGATACGCCTCAAAAAGATAACGGGGTCGGCAAGGCAGCAGGATGCCGGCAAGCAATGAGTTTCATGTTGACGGCTTCCCCGATGGATTGACACGTCGGGGAAGTCGTGTCAAACGAATAAAAATCAGCCCCTCCCTAAATACCCCCAAATGGGGGCATTTAAAAAGGCGGGCAACACGATTAAATAACTCCTAAAACAAGCAAAGACATGGTAGTATTTGACATTTTAGCGGTCGTGGTCTTCTTCTGCGGCGTAGCGTACCTCCTCATGAAGTTCGTACAATGGATGTCCGAAATCTCAGAGGGGATAAGGGAGATGGACGAGAAAGACGAGGACGGCAGCGGAGACTGACGCTCCGCCAACGCCCGGAGATGTTTAACTTTGACAAGGATAAGGAACAACCAGAATGAGGATAAAGAAGACTGACGGGGCGGGCATGGAGTACGCCCGCAAGCAAAGCACTATGGCGTGCGACTTGAAGAAGAGGAGAAAGGAGATGGGGCTGACCCTCATGTCCGTGTCACGCTCCGCCAACATCTCCTACTGCTCCCTGTGGGCGTTCGAGACGGGCAGGAACGTCAACGTGACGCTCAGCTTCCTCATGGCTTACGCCGATGCCGTGGGGCTGGAACTCACGCTCTCCGAGGTAAAACACTGATAAAGACCAAATTATCCGTGTTTTTTCTTGTGTAACCAATGTTAATTTACTATATTTGCGATAACCTTAAACCAAGACAACTATGTCGCTAATAACAACAGCAAACGGTGTTCAAGTTGAGGCGCACGACCTTATAATGAGAAAAGAGAACGCATGGGACATCATCAACGGCAAGAAGTATCTTGAAATCCGTTCCTTGTCTCCTTTCTACATCAAGCGTTTCCTCGTTCCCAAAAGGACATTGGACATGACGGTGAGTGCGTTCGAGCTTAAAAATGTCGCTTCCGTCCACTTCCATGACTATGGCAACACTTGGTACCTGGACTGCCATTTGCTCGACATTTGCACGTTTGACACACACCCAAACAGTCGTGAGATACTCCATGCGCTAAAATGTCATGATTTTGACGCTGAAATAGACGAGAACGAGCGAAAAGGGACGAAAGGTGACGACACGACCTTCTTCTTCGGACTTGTTATAGACGGCATACATGGGACTAATCTTTGCGCTCCGTCCGAGATTAAGGCGACGGGCGGCAAGCTGGGCGAGATTAAAGAGGTAAGGGCAGCTTTGGCGAAACTCCAACCGAGAGAAGAATAATAACCACGATGGACAGTCTGCCATCTTTATTGTTGTATAACCACGCACGTTTGTTTCCGTGCTTTACTGATTTTAAAACGTGAGAAAAGATGGCAAAAAGAAACCCCATCAATGCGAACACTGTACGCAGCCTTGAGAGCCGCTATGGAAGCGGCGCAACCAAGAGCAGAAAAGGCGCAGCCTCCCCCGCAATGGCTAACATCATGCAAGACAAGAGGGCGGGGCGAAACCCAACAAGCTCGTTGACGAAATACGCAGGAGGTGAGTCTCGTGCGGTTTACGTCAACGGGCAACGACAAAAAGGAGGGGCTGCTGCTAACCAGCGCAAGTACAACAACCTCTTGAAAAACGCAGGAAGTAAGACATTTTCACCTTCTTCCTTGTTCTCTTAGGAGGGACGTTGGCAGTATGGGAGGTCGCCTTTGCGGCCTCCTTTTTTTTAATATCTTTAGATAAATGTCAGTAGCGACGGATTGCATAAAGAGAGTCGCGGAGGCGACGGACAGGGCTATCCTGTTCCACTCCGCTACGGGGAAGGACAGCCTGGTGATGCTGGACTTGATGGCGCCATTCTTCAAGGAGATAGTTTGCGTGTACATGTATGTCGTGCCGAACCTCAGGAGCGTGACTCGCTACATCAAATGGAGCGAGTCCAGATACCCTAACGCCCATTTCATGCAAGCCCCGCATTTCAACATCTCCTCGTGGGTCAAGGCGGGTTTCCTCGGAATGGCGAGCAACCCGAAACAGAGGCTGCTGAACTTGGCTGACATCACGGAAATAGCCCGCAGGCACACCGGCATAGAGTGGGCGTTCTTCGGGATGAAAGAGGTGGACAGCCTTAACCTCCGCATCATGCTCCGCACGTATGACGAGGGCGTAAATTGGAAGACTAAGAAAGCCTACCCCCTGTACGCATACAAGAACAAGGACGTGGTGCGGTACATCAAGGAGCATGGGCTTATGACAAACATGAGCTACGGGAACAGCCGGGCTTCCTCGTCGGAGAACCCGGCGTCATGGTCTTATCTCGTGTGGCTCCGCGAGAACTTCCCCGACGACTTGGAGCGCGTCTGCGCCATGTACCCCGGCTGCAGGCGCATCCTGTTCGAGTACGACGAGGAGCAGAAAAGAATACTTACGCAAGATAACGATTGACCTATGGGAGGAATAAACCAGAGCAGGACGGTGACCATCAAGAGGTCGCAGATACGCCTTAACCCGTTCAACCCCAAAAGGCACCCCGAGGAGGCGATAAAGCTGCAACAGCGCAACTTCAAGAAAGTTGGCTTCCTTGGCGGCGTGTCGTGGAACGAGGCGACCGGTCACCTGCTGGACGGGCATCGCAGGGTGCTGGCGATGGATGCCTTGAACAAGTACGACGGCACGGAGGCGACCGACTACGACATAAAGGTCGAGGCGGTGACCCTTGACGACAAGACGGAGAAAGAGCAGATGACATACATGGCCGTCGGAAACACGAAAGCGGACATGGACTTGATTGCGGAGTACATCAACGACATCGACACCAAGGACATCGGGCTGTCGGAAGTCGAGATAAGCTCCCTGCTGAAATTCGCCCAGACGGACGCCGCCGACATCCCAACGCCCGAGGAGGCTGTCCCCACGTTCTTCGACTTCATCCCCGCGCCCACGGTGCAGACGGAGGAGCAGAAAGCCATGACCCCCGAGGAGAAGAAGCAGCACGTCCTTAACGTGAGGCAGGAGCAGGACGAGGACAAGCAGGCGTACTCATCTGTCCAGAACCTCTACGTGACCCTCTCTTTCGCCACGGAGGAAGCCAAGGTGGCGTTCTGCGAGACGCTGGGCGTGGAGACGGACGGCAAGTTCATAAGGGGCGAGGACGTACTCGACATGCTCCATTAAACGGGTTAAGGACAAACGGAGGCGGACATGAAAGTGAACAGGTACGACTACGAGGGGGACGAGTTCTACGAGAACATAAAGAGGCTCGCCAGCGCGGGAATGACCGACAAGGAGATAGCGTTGCGGCTGGGCTTCACGCAGATATATTTCAGCCAGATAAAGAACGGCAAGGTCAACGAGGGCAGCAAGGAGAACGCAGAGAAGATAAGGCGACGCTCCGAGCGCATCAAGGAGGCTCTGCGTGACGGGCGCACCAACATCACGGCGACGCTCCACGCCCTGTACCTCAACGTCGCCCTCGGCAAGATAGTCACCAAGACCAAGGTCAAGAAGATGCAGGAGGTGCCTTGCACGTGCGGAGGCTCAGACCCCAACTGCCAGGACTGCGGAGGCACGGGGCGCATCGTCACCGACATCGGCATCATTCAGGAGAGCGAGATACAGCAGCCGCCGTCGCTTCAAGCCATCACCACGCTCCTCAACGTCTTCGACCCCGACTGGAAAGGCGGCGTGACGGACGAGGCGGCAGCCGCGCAGGGCGGCGGCATAGACATCCGCAGGTGGATTGAGGCTGAGAGCGAGGACAGGAAAACGTCCGAGGGCGTGACGGCTGGCGGCAAGGAGGGCGGCGATGATACAGACGCATAAATGTTACCTCCCCCTCTATGAGGACGCGGGGCATTTCATCATACTGGTGACGGGAGGGCGAGGCAGCGGCAAGTCTTTCGGGCTTTCCGCTTTCATCGAGAGGCTGACGTTCGAGCTGGGGCGCAAGGAAGACGGCGAGCCCGTCAACCACAACGTCCTCTACACGCGTTACACGATGGTCTCGGCTGGCATATCCGTCATCCCCGAGTTCATGGAGAAAGTGGAGCTTGACGGCACGGCAGGCTACTTCCACGCCACCAAGTCCGACGTGGTGAACACGAGGACGGGGGCGCACATCATGTTCCGTGGCATACGCACGTCCAGCGGCAACCAGACTGCCAAGCTGAAATCCATCCACGGCATCACCACGTTCGTGGTGGACGAGGCGGAGGAGTGGACGAGCGAGAGGGAGTTCGAGACCATCATGTACTCCATAAGGCAGCAGGGGATACAGAACCGCATCATCATCATCATGAACCCCACGGACTCCAACCACTTCATTTACCAGAGGTACATCAAGGATACGCACAAGGAGGTCTTGTATGACGGCGTCCCCGTCCAAATCTCCACCCATCCCGACGTGCTGCACATCCACACCAGCTACCTCGACAACATCGGGCATCTGTCCGAGGAGTTCGTCAAGTCTGCCAAGACGATGAAAGAGGAGAACCCCGAGCGGTACGCCCACGTGTTCATGGGCAGGTGGACGGACGTGGCGGAGGGGGCGGTGTTCAAGAAGTGGGGCGTGGTGGACGAGTTCCCCCGGGAGTGCAGAAAGGTCGCCTACGGCATGGATTTCGGCTACTCCCACGACCCGACCGCCATCGTCAAGTGCGGAATCGTCGGTGACCGCCTCTACTTGCAAGAGGTCTGCTACAAGACGGAGATGCTCGCCTCCGACATCATCAAGGAGCTGCGCTCCGTCCACGCCGGCGAGTACGCCGCCAAGGTCATAAGCGACAGCGCGGACCCGCGCCTCATTCAGGAGATTGCCAACGGGGGCATCCTCATCTACCCCGTCCTCAAAGGCGGCGGCAGCATAATGGCGGGCATCACCAAGATGCTGGACATGGAGCTTTACGTCACCCGCGACAGCCTCAACCTCCAAGACGAGCTGCGCAACTACACGTGGGACAGGGACAAGGACGGGAACTACATTAACCAGCCCATCGACGCGCACAACCATCTGCTCGACGCCGCGCGCTACTACGTACTTGGCGAGCTCCTCGGGCAAGTCCAGGCACCAAACAAGGTGCGGAAGTCAGACCTTTGCATTTTCTAACGACACATTATGGAGAATTACCTGCAGCAGATTTTCACGCTTTTCAAGAACGTAGTCCTCAACTCCGTCGGGAGCAAGAGGACGTTCCTCGACTTGTTGGAGGCTCATGACATACCCAGAGCCGTGGCCATGATGGACTGCCACGACGACGAGGTGGATATGGCTCTAAAGGAGTACAACCCCCAGACGCACGAGGTGATGAGGAGACCCGACAAGCCAAGGAAGAACGAGGAGCCTTACCGCACCGAGAAACTGCCGCGCACGAGGCAGCGGTACATCAACGAGGTAGAGCTTTTCTTCCTTTTGGGCGGCGACATCCAATGGGCTAAGAGAGGAGGCTCGGACGAGGCTTACGAGGCTTTCATAGACTTCCTTGGAGAGGTGCATTTCAACGCCCGCGCGAGAACCGCCAAGCGCAAGGCAGGGGCGGAGACGGAGTGCGCCAAGCTCTACAACATTTACCAGGGCGATGACGGGGAAGTGAGGGTCTCGCTGTCAGTCCTCGCCCGAAGCACCGGCTACGCCCTCCGCACGCTCTTCGACCAGTACGGCAACCTCATCGCTTTCGCATACGGGTACAGGCAAAAGGAGGAGAGCGGCACGGTGCAGCATTGGGACTTCCAGACAGCCGAGATGCTGTTCTTCTGCAAGAAGTCGCGCCTCGGGTGGGAGGTCAGGACGTTCAAGAACCCCACGGGGAAGATTAACGTCGTCTACATCAGGCAGCCAAAGGCGTGGGACGGGGTGGAGCAGAGGCTGCGCAGGGAGGAGGATCTGGACTCCAAGATTGCGGACACCAACAACTACTTCGCCGACCCCATAGCGGCAGCCACGGCGGACGTGATAGAGTCCATGGTCGACCCCAGCAAGCCGGGGAAGCTCATCCAGCTCTCGGGCCCCAACTCGCAATTCTCCTACATCAACCCGCCACAGCAGAGCGAGCTGAGGGACGCGGAGAAAAGGGAGCTTGAGAGGTCTATCCTTTTTGACTCGATGACCCCCGACCTCTCTTTCGACAACCTCAAAGGCATGGGGACGCTTTCGGGCGCGGCCATACGGAACAGCTTCATCCTCGGGTACATGAAGAGGGCGCGCAACCTTGAGATTTACGAGGAGATGTTCATGAGGGAGAAGAACGTGATACTGTCCATCCTCCGCTACCGCCGTCCCGACATTGACTGGGACGGCTTCGATGTCTCATTCCAATTCGCGGAGCCTTTCGCCGAGGACAAGAGGACGGAGCGCGACGAGGTCTCCAGCCTCTACGGGGCT